ATATAACTGCCCACGCAATGTACAGAGTTTCTTGGGTAAGCTCTATCATAGTTACTTTCCTCATAGTAGTTAATAGTTTAGGAATACATGCTTTCCAATAGTAAATATCTCCCCGCCAAGTTCCATATCTCTTCCCATTCTTTCGTAATCAATATAGGCTGCTAAGTGATCGGGTATCTCGCCGTAGCAGGGCTCCATTAACTCCGCAGCATAATCTCCTATTGTATCATGGCAACCCATGTAAAATTCCTCTGCTATTTTTACTGCATCATCTAACTCATAAATATCTAGTAGACCAGCACCAAACTCGGGGTACTCTTCTATAAAACAAGCTATTTTATGTATCTCAGCAATGTCTTGGTTACCTTTCATGTTCAAACACCCAAACCCTAAATGGTTCTGTATTGTGAACTGTCCCTTGATACCCTTATCGTATTCTGGACTACAGTAGAGCATCCTGTCTATTTTAATCCTTATGTCAGCGGGGGGATCTGTGGGGTCTACCCAAACCCCATGTATCTTACCTCTCTTTAATGCTGCCGAACATGCTACATAAATTGCTATATAATTCATAATCATAGTTACGTTACTCCTCTCTTTTGTTACTAAACTTAAGGTGTAGATACTCCAATACTTTCTTTTCTACCTTGACTACATATGCAAACTCTAACCAGAGTATTGTAGCTAGATACAAACCATACTTACTGTCCATCTCAGTGGCAACCACTAACAGTATAAGGATAAGTAACTTAGTTAGATGATGCAACCGTAATACGCTATTGTGTGACATGTTGTTTATACTCCTTTGTGTATATGTGTGTCATATCATTCCGTGTCTTTCGAGGATATGGGTAGCTTTCTTAAAGTAATCCTTATTGTTGGGGTTAACATTAAGGTTATCCATGTCCTCCATAACATACTCACAAGCATCTACTAGCCCTTGTTTCCAAGACTCCTCAAAGCTTCCTTGTGGTCCCTGGTATAGCAATTCCAGGTAGGGTTTAGTCTCCTTACAGTTAGTTAGGAAGTCAACAATACAGAAGTCTGAGTTACAACAGTACCATGCAGCACGTAATGCAAAGTCTATGTTGACACCTTCCCGTATTATAGACGTACCATAAGGGGTAGATGTTGGTCTCCGTTGTGGGTACAAGCTTGGCCCTGTGTAGTCGTGTACTGCTTTAACTACAAAGTTACTCGCTGTTATCGTTGTTGTTGGTGTCGTCATAGTAGTTACTCCTTCCTGTACCCTCTCTTCACTCTGTCCATCCATCGAATGCCAATATGGTCCCTCACTACTCTGTCTATCCAGGATAACCCTCGCTTCCTCTTGTAGTTTCAATTTTTGCTCTGCTTGTAGCCTTATTACTTCCTTATTTACTTCTGATTCATTTGTCATAGTTGCGTTACTCTCCTTATATCATACCGTATTCTGTTAGAGCACGTACAGCTTGTTCAGCGTAACTCTTACCAGATATATAGGCCATCTTAGGTCTTGTCTCTATGTCCTCTATAACAAATTCACAAGAACCCTTTAGCCCCCTCTCCCAAGATGCTCTAAATGTGGATTTAGGTCCAACATAAAAGAACTCCAAGTACTTCTTAGCTATCGTGCATTCGTGTAGAAACCCGTCCAAACCCGCCTCCTTAGTAGTATGCCAACCCACCTGTAATGCAAATTCTATTAGTACACCTTCCCGTATTGTGGTAAACTCGTCATCCCTATCCCTACCATCTGGGCCTATATAGGGACTTGTGTACCTATGTATTACTATCCTTGTAAAAGCATTAAGTGGTTGTTGTTTTAGCGTCAGCATTACGTCTTACTCCTATATTAACAAGCTCGCAGTTTGAGGGTTCCGATGTAAGTTCTAGCCTACCTCTTAACTTCTCGTGGTTATCTGTAAGGACTCTTAGTAAGATTAGCTTTTCATCTGTACTTAGTTTACTGCGTTCCCCTAATCTGTTACTAAATTCATCTACAATGCCTACCAAGTTGTCAACATGTCTTCCGATGTCCTCTAGTGCCCTACGGTCCTCTGCTTGCAGTTCTGTTATCGTAGCTGTCATATTACTATCCTTTAAGTATGCTAATCAATAGTCTAAGATATTAACCATCTCAGATACATCTCGGTCTATTGAGGTTTCTATCACAATAGATAACCACTCTGCTAGCTTCTCCTTGTGCTCTACAAGTACCTCTAGTAGGAGTAACCTGCCTGTCGTACTTAGGTAATCTGGTGGTTTCAATCTATCTCTAAAGGCATCTATGACAGTATTGCCTATCAAGTTTTCAACATGCTTTCTGATACAATCGGGGCTATCAAACATCTTACCTTCAAATTCATATACTTTTAGTACTTCTATCTCGGTTGTCATTACGTCTAGTTACTCCCTTATGTATTAAAATGATCATTGATAACATTAGCTATCTTGATACCTAACGCTGTAGTACCAAGGACGATTATCACTGTAGACAGCATGATGATAGCAGTCTCATTACCTTGGATACCTGCGAAGTATCCACCTATGGATAGACTGACTATGATAGCTAACCAACCATATCTAAGTTTCATGTGATCTATTTACTCCTCTTACTGCTACTGTTGGTGATTACATCTACAATGCAGTCTATACGGTTAATAGCTGAGTTACAGGAGGGTATACTAGACTTGGTGCTAAGTATAACAGCCTTAGCTCTCATCCCAGCAAACCCTGAATTGATAGCTTGTATTGCACCTATGATGAGTATAGCTGCTAGTAGTATATATTCTAGTTTAAGTTGCATGTTATTTATACTCCACTTGTTACGTGACTGTAGTTATCTTGGCAGGGGCTATCATCATCATCATAGTAGTTACATTGGTGCTCTACCATAGCACTACGGGCATAGTCGTTATCAGTAGGTTGGTGGAGGCACATATTCATTAGCTCATCATAGCCTATATCAGCATACTCATCAGCTACATATTCTACTATAAAGTGTATGGAAAAATAGGGATGCTCATCCACTAACTCATTGACAAGCTTTATTAGTTCTATCTTATGTTTCATAAGGGTAGTCCTCTAGGATTGGTGATGTACCCTTTACCAGGTGGTGGTTGTTGGTTGAGGTATAGAGCACGTAGTGCTACTGAGCTTATACCTGTGTCCTCCGCAATCTCAGCTATTGCAGCATCTACATCCTGATATACCACTGACATGATGTTAATGTTCTCTACTAGGTCTTTGTTATCGTACATCAGTACTCTCCTCATTGTGTTAACCTAGGATTGGTGATGTACCCTTCGTATGGTTCCCATCCACTGTAGTCAATATCATCGTCTATCTCAGCATCTAGCTTAGCTAAGAAGGATTCGTACTCCTCATCCTCACATAAGGGGAATACCTCCTCATCTAGGAAGTCATGGGTATCCTTCTGATTGGAGGTTCTCTGTACAGGTGATACTTTCCGTATGATACCTTCGTAGGGTGTTGTTGCTGTATCGGTGTGGGTGTTGGTAGTGATCTTCATAATCTCTATCCTCTTAAGCGTATGTTATGTTTAAATCAATCATCTTACATTTACAGTTAAACACCAAGGATGGGATTAAGCAAACTAAGTACTAGATCAATTAGCTATTGGAGACGTTAGGATACGCTATTGCAGGGTATATGTTGTAAGATATGGCTTACACAGAGTGTAGGATATATCCTACGGTAATCCTTATGGCAGTAGAGGAGTAGGCGGTATGAATGTAAGGAGAGTGGTAAGGAATACATGAGAGGTTATGTAGGTCTTCGTTGGGTGGGGATAGCTGGAGAGGAGTGGGGATATGATAGGAGGGATTTAATACCCTTACACTTTGTGTGGGTATACCTCAGCGTGTGAATACATATATGTATTCAGAGCATCATAGTACTTACATCAATAAGTATGCTCAAGTATACATCCGATGAATACTTCCTTGAGGATAAGATCATCATAGTACTTACTCTTGATGCCAAGGTATTCCGTGAGGTGTATACCTCATGTATGCCTGCTTCGCAGGAAATCTTATATGAGGAAAAGTCATAAGGAAGCTGAGAGGGGATATTATAAGGGGTACCCAGGGGGTATAGGGGTCGTGTATACTGCATTCAGTCCCTCATAAATATCTAACCAAAATTTTTTTTAATATAGCCCTTGAGGATATCTCCTTAGGGTATACCGTATATGTATTACGAATAAGAGGAGAGTCAGAGAGTAGGGAGAGGAGGAGGTGTAATACGTCAGGTAAGTCTCTAGCGTTCATTTCGAGCTATCGCTCTCATTCACTCGTAATTCCTTGTATCCCTGTGTATAAAAGATACAATTCCTTATAGTATCTGTAATAGAAGATGTAATTGATGACAATATGTATTTATTTTAAATATTTATGGAACTTATCGTCTTTTTTGTTGTCTAATACAATATAGTTTAAATAGCTCTGAGACTGAGGAAGATCGAAAGAGAGATAATAGAGTATACGCTGAGAGGAAAGAAGAAGAGATACATATATGGCTACTAGAAAGAAGAATAAGAAGAGAGACTTCAAGCAAGAGCGTAAGACTCAACTAGCTAGAGAGGGGAGAGAAGGGGAACGTAAACGTGCTCAAGCTCAAAGGAATGCTAAGAAGGAGGGTAAGAGGAGTACAGGAGATGGTACTGATACAGGGCATAAGAGTTCAGCTAAGAATGGAGGATCATCTAACTCCTCTAATCTAAAGAAAGAGAATAGATCAAGTAATAGGTCTAAGGGAGGTAAGTCTGGCAATAGATCAGGTAAAGCTTCTGGTGGACGTAAGTCATCTCGTAAAGGTATTCCTAATAGGAAGAGTAAGTAATATATTATGGCTATACGTAAGAAGGGTAATAAGTATACTGTAGTTTCTGGGAGTAAGAAGAGGAAGGGTAAGAAAGGGAAGAAGGGTAGATAGTATTATAGTATTAATAGTAGGAGTTCTATGTTTAATTTGTTAAGTAGGTATATAAGAGATTTAGGGTACTCTGAGAAGAGGTCTATCCAAGATAATGTTATAGCATTCCTTAAAGATTTTACAGGTAAGGTTAGAGGTAGTATTAATGATCTATCCTCCAGATTCCTCAGTATAGAAGGATTTAGAGGGTCATTGAATGATAGTTTTAGGAGCTGGTTAATATCTAAGGGGTTAGCAGGAAAGGCTATTAATGACTTAGCTAATGAGCTAGAGGTTGTATTCCCTTCTGATAATTTACTCCTGAATATGCCTCTCAGGTCTAATGTTGATATAGTTAAGGGTTCAGGTTCAAGTACTTTTAACAGACCTTCATCAGTAGCTACATACATAGACTCTGTATCAGGGTTTGTTACACCTTCTGCTATCAATGAGCCTAGGTTTGAGAGTAATGGTCTCCTAATGGAAGTAGGTTCAACTAACCTAGTACTTCAGAGTGAAGATATGAGTACTGCTGATTGGGCAATAGTAGGTACCCTAACTAAGACCCCTGTTAGTGCAATACCTACCCCTGATGGCCTTACAGGGGCTACTACAGAGATAGAGTTCCCTGATGCCTTTGCTAGTCTTAGGCAGACTTTTGCAGGTACCAATGGAGCTAATAAGACTTTTAGTCTTTGGGTATACGTAGAGGATTTAGGCTCAGGAGGGACTACCCTTAAGTGTCAATATGCAGCAGGGTTAGGGGGTAATGTATTCTTAGATACTCTTCCATTAAAGACTTTTGTTAGGGTATCTTTTCCATCTCTACCAAAGGGGGGAGGAAGTGATCATATAAATCTAGCTGTTGGGTTCCCTAATGACTTAAAACTTAGAATATGGGGTGCTCAGTTTGAGGAGTTAGGTGTAGCTAGTAGCTATATTCCTACCACTACTACTCAGGTAAGTAGGGACTCTGATTCATTAGCAATCTCTCCTTCAGGGAATATCCCTAGTCCTTCTGCTGATTACAGTATATCAGCTACTTATGATATACTAGGGGATATGTTAGCAGGTGACCAGTACCTCTACTCAATAGAAGTTATTGGTGACCCTATGGGGACTATGAGAGATTTTACGGCTGTTACTACAGATACTAAGCCTAGAGTCCAACATGCAGACCTTATTACATCTCCTAATCTCTTAGCAGATAATACACCTTTGAGTGTGGCGGTTACTAGAGAGGGTGGGACACTTAAGTTGTATGAAGATGGTGTTAATGTAGTAACAGGAACTGCTGATACGGTATTTGGGACTACCCTCAATATTAGAATAGGTTCAGAGACTAGTAATGCAAATACCCTAAATGGGCATATAAAAGATTTTAGAATCTATGACAAAGCTTTAACCTTAGATGAAGTTAAATCATTATAACACGGGTAATGTGGGGCAGTAGAATGATTAAAAACAATAATAACGCGATGCACTTCTACTACTACTGGCTATCTTGACTATCCTCTTTGGGGTTATCAATCCTGGATATAGTTAAAAGGCCGTCTCCCAATCCCATCCCCCTCGTATGAGTTTTTTTTAAAATAGAGAATTAAACAACATAAAAAGGAAGTAACGTAAATGGACACATGTATAGAAGTATCAGTAACACCAACAGTAGGCTCAACTGATCCAATAACTGTAGTGGTAAAGCCGTGCGATCAGACAGTTACCACGGATACTGGCGAGGTACTAGCGTCTCCACCTACTGTTAACCCATATGAAACATTTGAAATAATACCTCGTGCAGTGTATACAGCACTAGCAGGTTCTGTGTACTCCCCAGTATTTGATAGTACAGGATCGAGTATGTACATATATATTAAATCTTTTGTGAGTACTAATACAACCCTTAATAAACTGTTAATAAAGATTGAAGCTTATGATGCTGTAAATGATACCTACTTTACTGTACCTGGAAGTAGCAGCGACAGAGTTGTGACACTCCCAAGTAATAGAATTATCCTAGTGAACCCTCCTCCGACAATTACATTCGTAGACAGTATGGAGACAGTTCTCCCCTCTCAGTGGAGGTTTCGTTGTGACTTATGGGGACCAGCAGGGGCTACTACAGAGTTCTTTGTATCTGGATCATACGTAAAGACATAATAATAATAATTAAATGAAGATACTTCATTTCCATATCGCTATAGTCTTAGTTACCATTTTGGGGTGCTCAACCCTGGATGTAGTTAAGAAGATTATCCCAGGGATGGGAGATGATGGAGGCATCAAGGTAGATGCCCAGATAGGAGATAAGAAGAATGATCTTGGTATAGGAGATAAGAAGGGAGCTGGTGATATTAAAGTAGGCAAAGGTAACGTAGCTGTTACTACAGATAACTCTGATAAGTCTGCTAGTATTGAAGGTAATGTAAGGGAAGTTATAGTCAATAATGGCCCTAGCCTATGGTATCTTTTGTTATTGGTAATGGGATGGATACTACCAATGCCCAGTATAATGTGGAGACAACTAAAAGGGGTCTTTAAGAAAAATGGCAAGTGATTATAACCCAACTAATGTAACCCAAGGCTTTGGTGCTGAGGTTATCATTAATCAGAATTTTAATGAGATAAAGACAGCATTAGATAAGATGCTGTCTAGGTTACAGAATAATGATAATGCATTAGGACAAGATTTAGATATGGGGACTTTCAATATTATCAATCTCCCCAAAGCTGTATCTCCTACTAATCCTATTAGACTGCAAGAAGCTAACTCCTTAGCCATACCTGATGTAGTGACTTCTTTAGCTTTCTCATCTACTATTCTCATATCTACAGGTACGACTACAATAGCAGATATTACCTTAGAGGGTAATGCTATAATCAATTTTTTAGATACTCCTAATGATGGAGCTAGCCTCCTAATTCGTTTACGTCAGGATGCTATAGGTAGTCGATTAGTTACATGGGATGTAGCTCGGTCTAGGTTCAGTGTGGAACTCCCTGCCCCCGTTTTAACTACAGACCCGTCTAGATTAGATTATGTACTCTTTAGGTATAACGCTGCTGATGATAAATTTGATCTATTAGCACTTAATAGAAACTTTATATAAGGAATAGCTAATAATGGCAGCCGGTGATATAACTTTTTATAACAAATACTTACAAGCAACCTTAGACATCTCTACATTCAGTGGTATGCCTGTTGATTTCGATAACGATACTTTGAAGTTAATAATCTTAGATGTTTCACATGTGGTAGATACTGGGGATACAAGTGCAGATGAGCACTTGGATGATATTAGTGCAGATGAGGTGGCTACTGGTACTGCATACACAGGGCCAATAACGTTAACTTCTGTAGCTGTATCGGCTCCAGTATCTGGAGTTGTAGCAGTTAGTGCTGCCAATATCATTATCAATGCCGACTTACCGACGGGGTTTGAGAATGGCCGATTTGGAGTTATTTATAAGGATACTGGGACTCCTGCTACGTCTCCTTTGATATGTAATATTGATTTGGGAGCAACTATATCCATCCAATCTAACTCTATAGAATTTAATTGGGGTCCGGGTACGGGTCAGATATTCACGGTGGCTCAAGTATAATGGCACTTCTCTTCATGGATGGGTGTGACCATTACGGTGTTAAAGCTGATATAGAAGATAAGTATGATACTGTGGAGGGCACTACTGAGATAGCACCCTTTAATACTGGTGGTAAGTTTGGTGGAGGGTATATTGGTATATCCACAGATGATATCTCGATAAGGAAGAGTGTAACACCTTCCGTTACGATGTTTGTCCAAGGGTATTTTTTCTTTAGTGAATCAGATGCATTTGGTACTGATAATCTAATAGTAGCCTTTGATGAGTTTTCTGGAGCGCAATGGGGTTTGGTAACCCTAAGTGACGGCCGTGTTGCTGCGCTTAAAGGAGGAGGAGGGGGTACTCAAGGAGTTTCTACGGAAGTACTGGAAAAAGGTAAATGGTTATTTTTTGAATTAAAATATGTTATAAACGATCTTATAGGAGAGGTATTTTTTTCAGTAGATGGGGTTACTTTCCTTGATCTTACTGACGCGGATATTAAAGGTACCTCTAGCCAAAATTCAGGGGAAGTTGGTTTCTATTGCCCATCGAGTGCCCTAGGGGTGGACTGTAGATGGGATGATATAGTTATAATGAACGACTCAGGACCAGCAAATAACGGTTTACTGGGTGCTCACAGAATACAAACATTATACCCAGATGGGGATGGTGTAACTACTGACTTCACACCCACGGGAGCAGGTACTACCAATGCTGACAGGGTAGATGACGGTGATACTGGTCCTGACGGAGATACTACTTATGTTGAATCGGCTACTATAGGGCATAAGGACTTATACACATTAGATGATTTAGACTCAGCTAATTTCAGGGAGGGTGTTGCTGTTCAAGTAGGGACTGTAGTCCGTAAAGATATTGCGGGGGCAAGGACTTCAAGGAATCTATTACGAACAGGAGGGACTAATTTTGATGGGACAATATTCTCTCCTTTAGAGAATGAGTATACTCTAGAGTTGGATTTGTACGTTGAGAATCCAGATACCCTTAGTACATGGGAGATTCAAGATATAAACTCTTTAGAAGTTGGTCAAGAGGTTGTAACATAGAATAGTGATAGGCTCTAAGCATACTCAAACTAACATAGAGGTATTCTAACCATGTCACTTCTATTTGCGGACGGATGTGACCATTATGGTGTTAAATCTGATATAGAGGGAAAGTATGACGTTGTAGATGGGTCTACTCAGATAGCCCCAGTCAACACTGGCGGTAAGTTCGGTGGTGGGTATATAGGCATATCAGCGGATGATACTGCCATAAGGAAGAACATCACCGCTGCTACTACTTCATTTTTTCAAGGTTACTTCTTCTTTGGTGGAGCTGATACCTTTGGTACTGACCTCTTAATAGTCACATACGACTCTTCTATTGGAGCACAGTGCTGGTTACGTGTTGTTGACTCTGGCGGAACGATTGAAGTAAGAACAACCGCAGGTGTTATTGGGACTTCTACAGAAACCTTGACAAAAGGTCAATGGTTATTTTTTCAGTTGAAGATGGTTATAAGTAATACTGTAGGAGAAGTTAATTTTACAGTAGATGGTGTTAATTTTCTAAATCTTACTAATGTAGATACACAGTCTACTGGTAACGCAAATGTAGGTAGATACGCTTTCTATTGCCCAGGGACATCAAGTATAGATTGTCGATGGGATGACATAGTCTTAATGGATGATGCAGAAACAGAGAATAATGCATTATTTGATGCCCATAGAATACAAACACTATACCCTGATGCGGATGGATTACAAAATGATTTTACCGCTGTAGGAGCTGGTACTACTAATGCTGATAGAGTAGATGATGGAGATACTGGACCAGACGGAGATACTACTTATGTTGAGACTTCTACCCTTGATGATAAGGACTTGTGGGAGTTTGATAATTTAGACTCTTCTGATGTAGGGGCGATAAAGTCCCTACAACTAGTAAATTATATTCGTAAAGATGGTGCGGGGGTAGTAACTGCTAGGAATATAATAAGACAAAGCCCTTCACCGACAATTTTTGAAGCGGATGACTTTGTTCCTTCTTCCTCTTATACCGCAAAGGTCAATCCCACCCCATTGAGTACCGCTACTCTCCTACCGTGGACTATCTCTGAGGTGAATAATGATGTAGAGTTTGGTGTAATGCTGGCAGTGGATGACGCCCCGACTACTATTAGGGCTACTCAAGGTAGTATGGAAGTGGTTTATATAATAGCTCCTCCATCTACCGCAGTATCTAGGCATACCCAAACTAATGTAGAGGTATTGCATGTACTCATTCCCACAGTCAATACTGTCCCACCTCAAGTTACATATACTACACTTAATGTAGATTTATTGATAGCGGGTCCACAAATAATGACTACCCCACAGCAGTTTATATACAATGGAGTGGGAGCGGATATCCAAGTAAAACAAATATTTTTACCTACATCTTTTTTTATGGGTTTTTAACTTTAAGGGAGTTAAATTTATGTTCCTAATAGACTACAAGAAGTACTTAGGATTATCTGATATTAACTCAGATTTATCTAAGATGAAAGATGAGCTAATGAGATTTAGAACAGAGTCTCTATTTTTTGAAACTTGCAATGTTAGAAGCAAAGAGAAGTTCCCTCCTATGTATTGTCTTAGGGCTTTTGAAAAGAACGACTTACCCTCTGCATACCTAATCTATATGTTCAGTGTAGATGAGAATGAAGCAGCTTTGAAGATTGTAGGGTGTTTAGCACACTGGCGTAGGTTATGCTCTCTAAACTGGTTTATTAATGGTAGGACAGAAAGAGGTTTTGAAGGGATAGCCCAGTGGAGATTAGATATGGCTGCTAGGGATGCCACACAAGCTAAGAAGGTTTTAATGCAGACTTGTAGTGAGGGGAATGTTACATCAGCTAAGGCGTTAGATTCCAAGGCTAAGGAAGACGCTAAGTCTGCACACAGTCGTAGCACTATTGTACGAAGAAACAAAGGAGCATCTTATGTTAAACCTAAAAAGGAAGAAAGTGTAGTAATAGACTTTTTACAATCTTATAAAAAAGGAGAGTGATTAGATGGAGAGTTACATGTTCGAGAAGATTGGTGTCATTGTTTTAATAGCTATATTTGGATGGTTCTACTCTAGACAATCCCATATGGAACTTGAGATGGATTTTAAGGTAAACAAGGATGACTTTGTAGAAGTAAAAGAAGATATGAAGAATATGTTAAAGCAAGTGACTGAATTGAGGATAGACTTAGGAAGATGGCAGGAAAAAGTAGAAAGGATCAGCTAAGAGAGTTACTAGAAGTTGATTTAGTAGCTTTTGCTAAGTATATCAATCCTCAATATTGTTATGGGGATATACACGAGCAGGTATTCTCTTGGTTGAGTGATCCTAAAGGTGGAGACCATCAGTTGCTCTTAATGCCTAGAGCACACTTAAAGTCTCACTGTATTGCGGTATGGTGTGTTTGGCAGATTACTATTGATCCAAGCAGCACTATTGTATACCTATCTGCTGGTGAAGACTTAGCTACTATCCAGGTAGCCTCTATGAAAGGGATGTTTACCAGCGATAGATACAGAACCTTATGGCCAGATATGTTTCATAAGGAAGAAGGAAAGAGGAACAAGTGGGCTGCTTGGGGGTTCAATGTAGATCACCCTAAGCGTAGAGAGCTTAATATCCGAGATATGACCATGATGGTCAAGACTATTAAAGGTAATGCTACAGGGCTACATTGCTCTCATCTAGTGTATGATGATGTTGTAGTCCCTAATAATGCATATACAGAGATAGGTCGTAAAGAAGTTAAAGCGTGTATCTCCCAATTTGCTTCTATTAGAAATCCTGGGGCTTTTACTAAAGCTGTAGGTACTAGATATCATCCTAAAGATATATACCAAGACTTCAGAAATGCTGTAGTAAAGATTTGGAATAAAGATTTCTACTCCTCTGGTAAAGGGGATTTTGATGGGGAGAAGGCTTTATGGGATATTAAGGAGTATGTTGTAGAAACAGCTAAAGATATGTCCGGTGATTACTTATGGCCTAGAACTATTAATCCTTACGATAATAGACCTTATGGTTTCGATGCTCAGATACTAGCAACCATTCAGTCTCAGTATTTTGCATTAGGGGAGAATTCCCAATTCTATGCTCAGTACTATAATGACCCAAATGATGCATCTAGTAACCGTGTAAATAGAGACCTCTTCCAATTTTATAATCCTGATAATGTACGGTTTGATGATGGACATTTCTATATTAAGGGAAGGCGTTTAAATATCTCTGCTGCTATGGATGTAGCGTGGACAGTTAACAAAGGTTCGGACTACACTGCAATAGCTGTCACAGGTATAGATTGTGAGAATAACATCTATGTCCTAGCTTTAGATAGGTTTAAGACTCAAGACTACGATGTATACTACGAGCACATTGTGGGCCTACATGTCCAGTGGGGCTTTAGAAAGTTAAGAATTGAGAGTAATGCTGGTGGGCATCTAGTTGCTAGAGAGATGAAGAGGCTACTCAGAGTTAATGGAGCTAATCTTATTGTAGAGGGTAAAGCTTCTACAGTACACGAAGGTAAGAAGGAAGAGAAGCATAGAGCTGTCCTGATACCCCGTATAAAGAATGGTAGCATATACTTCTATAAAGGCGGGCTGACTCCCGTAGCTATAGAAGAGATAGTACTAGAGAGACCTCCTTACGATGATCTTAAGGATGTTCTTACAACAGCTATATCAATAGCTAATCCCCCATCACGACCGACTACGGGGATAAATAATGGCAAGAATATAAAACTTAGGTCTCGATCTAGGTTTGGTGGAATTAGGAGAGCTGCATAATGTCGGGAGCTAATAGCTTAGACTTAGATACAATATTTGAGGGTTCTGATCCTTTTGCTGATGATATAGGCAATAAATGGATGGAATGGAACTCTGCTCGTATACGGTCTAAGGAGCGGTGGAAAGAGACCACCCAGTATGTGTACGCTACCTCTACTCGGGAGACCTCTAATGCAATGATGGGAGGCTCTGAGATAGATCAAGAGGGCTGGAATCATAGCACACACGTACCCAAGATAACACAAATTTTTGATAACTTGACTGCTAACTACATGTCTTCCTTGCTACCTCATGATGAGTGGTTTAAATTTGTAGGGGAAGACCAAGAGTCAGTAGTTAAGGACAAGAGGAATACAGTAGAGTCCTACTTAAGAACTAAGCATAGATTGAATGGTTTTAGAACAGAGATACAGAAGTTAATAAATGATTGGACTATCTATGGTAATTGCTTTGCTTCTGTACACTTTGTAGCCGATACCTCTGCTGACCCAGATGACCCTACACTATTAAAGACTAATTATGTTGGCCCTAAAGTAAGACGAATTAGCCCTTTCGATATTGTCTTTAACCCGTTAGCTACTTCTTTTGAGGATAGCCCTAAGATTATTAGGTCTTTAAAGACTCTAGGAGAGTTACAACGAGATGTAGAGGATAGCCCAGAATTAGGATACTCACAAGAGATTCTTGATAGGGTCTTAAAACTTAGATCTACTCTAAGACAGGCTAATACTGAAGACTTTGATAAAAGTACCCAGCTTACTTTTGATGGCTTTGGAACAGCTAGCCAGTACTTCCAGTCTGGGTTTGTTGAAATACTGGAATTCTATGGGGATATGTATGACGTACATAATCAGAGATTTCTTAAGAATCATGTTATTACTGTTGTTGATCGTTCTTTTGTAATACGATCTGAACCTCTTAAGACATGGTCAGGAAGGCCCCATATCTACCATTGTGGGTGGAGACTACGACAAGACAACCTATGGGCTATGGGTCCGTTAGAGAGCCTTGTAGGGCTTCAGTACATGATCAATCATCTAGAGAATGCAAGAGCAGATGCCTTTGATCAGATGTTAACCCCTACTCGAATAATAGTAGGGAATGTAGAACGAAGAGATGTGGAATCTGGTGCCCCAGGAGGGGAGTACGAGATACCTGATGGGGAAGGTTCTGTAACTAACTTACTCCCTGATACTACTGTACTAACTGCTGATACTCAGATAGATCGTCATAAGCAAGAGATGGAAGAGTTTGCTGGTTCTCCTAGGAATGCTATGGGATTCAAAGTCCCAGGTGAACAGACGGCTACAGAAGCATCTATACTAGATAGAGGAGCTTCTAGAATATTCCAGAATAAAATATCTTTCTTTGAGGAAGAGTTCCTAGAGAAGATAATTAATGCTGAACTAGAAGTAGGTAGAATGAATCTAGATGTCATCGATATAATAAAGGTTGTAGATGAAGATGGCATAGAGGACTTTATGGAGATAAGTAAGTCTGACTTACAGGCTAATGGTAAATTGGTACCAATAGGAGCTAGACACTTTGCTAGACATAACCAACTAGCAGGTAATTTACAGGCTCTTAGTCAAGCATTCTCTATAGACCCCTTGATGCAACAACATTTCCCCTCAATAAAAATGGCAGAACAGTATGCAGAGTTAATGGCATTCTCTAATAGAGACCTTGTAGCTCCATTTGCACGGATAGGGGAACAAGCTGATGCTCAGAAATTACAGAATGCTGCTGATACACAAACAGAAACAGAAGATGGTGTCCCTATAGAACCTCCGGTAGAAGAAGATGTTCAAGAATCAATATAGTCTACATAGAGACCTACAGAGGGAAGCGGGAGACCAGGTTAAGGAGTATGACGAGTACTTTACTTCTCAAACTACTAAAAAAATCAGGGAATTACTTACGTCCTATCTAGAAAAGAAGATGGACTCTAAACGTAAGTTATCAGTAAAAGAGTCCAAATACGAATCCCCTAACTGGGCTTTGTGTCAAGCTGATCGAGTTGGATACGAAAGAGCACTTAGGGATATTTTAAATTTAATTAAGGATAATAGGTAGACCATGCCAGAATCTTTTAACACCAGCACGTCTGACAAAGGCGAAGCTACTACCACAGATAGTAATAGTCAGGGAACTTCATTTAGTGGTGAGGATAAAACCTCAGACAATGAAGAGAAAGTAGAACTCACTAGCGAACAGATTGATACCCTCATAAAGAGAGATAAGAATGCTCAAGAGCATATCAAGACTCTCGAAACGGAAGCTAAGGACTCTAAGGATAGAGAAGACGGGTATAAGTCTAAGCTCGACAGAGCTAGCAAAGTAGAAGAACTACTCAATGGAGATAAGGAGTCTGTTAGTCCAGATGACCTTATCAATGATGTCACTAACAAAGTTGCTAAGCTTTTCAAGGACCAGGATGCAGCAAAAGTTGCTGATGGTAACTGGGAACGTGTAACAGCCGTATTGTCTGAGAGGTTCGGATCAAAAACTGATGACGCTGTCAAAGATTTTTGTAAAGAAAATGACTATACCTGGGACGAAGCAATCAAGTTAGCTAAGAATAAACCTAACATCTTATTGAAACTCATGGGAGTGGATTCTAAAAAAGTCCTTTCTGGTGTTCCTACAGGTGGTAGCTTAAACTCTCAAGGCTTTGAAAATCAAAATGGTAATCAAGGCAACGAGATTAAAGGAAAGAGCATAATGGATATGAGGTCTGACCGAGAAAGGGTAGACTTTTTCAATTCCAAATTAGCTGCTAAACTAAAATAAATAAAATTTAATCATATTATAAAAATAATGAGGTGACTTATGTCTGGTAATATTACTACCAATACTGATCCCGCCATACGAGCACTCGTGCATTCTGAAGTTATGCTAGAGGTGATACAGGACGGTTTTCTCCCTGACGGAATGTTTCGGGATGTAACCGATTTCGGAGACGGAACACAATTACAAATACCAACTATCGGGGAAATGACTCTATTCGATTTAGAAGAGAATAAGCCTACTCCTACTTCTGCTATTGACACAGGTACAGTTAATCTGCTTATCAATGAGCATAAGGGTGTAGCTGGTTATGTTACTGATGAATTGAAGGAAGATGGATACAAGGCTGCTGCTGTTGAAGCACGTATTGTACCTCAATCCCTTCGTGCTATCAAGGAGTCATTTGAGACTGATATGCTAGCTACATCGGTCAGTTCTATAAATAGCATAATTACTCTTAGTGACCCTAATACTGTTAATGGTTTCGATCATCGATGGGTGGCTGGTTCTACTACTGCGGGTATAATTGAGTTAGCGGATTTCATCTATGCTAAGTTAGCTTTTGATAAGGCTAATATACCTGATGAAGGTCGTATAATGATAGTCGATCCAGTTGCGGAGGCTACTATTAATGGCTTGGAAAACTTAGTGAATGTATCCAATAACCCCCAATTTGAGGGTATGGTTACTACTGGATTCTCCAAAAACCGTAAGTTTGTTAAGAATATCTTCGGTTTTGATGTATGGGTATCCAATCGGCTTCCTCGTATTACTACGGGTGAAACCATCACTGGTGGTCCACAAGGTACTTCTACTGTTGCCCCTGCCTCTAGCGTGAATAATATCGCTATGTCTATGGCAGATGACAGCACTATGCCGTTTATGGGTGCCATGCGCCGGATGCCTCGGGTAGAGGGTAAACGTAATGTATCAGAACGTAGAGATGAGTTTCATGTGACTTCTCGATGGGGATTTGCTCCTCAGCGTGGGGAATCTTTGATTTCTATCATCACTGATGCAACTACATTTTAACTTATAGGAGTAATAAATCATGTCTAGAGAATTATCTTCCATAAAAGCTACTCAGGAGTACGGTCCCAAGAAGACTAATCTTGGTCTTCCTAATACCGTATCTACCTATGGGGTTGTTCGACAAGCTGAGGTCTACTTCGATTTTGAAGAGGTTAATGCTGGTCTTCCAACATTTAATGCGGATGATGACTCGGCTGTTACAGTCCTTCCTGCTAACACCTTCCTTAAATCAGCTACCCTGTATGTAGACACTGCGTTTACATCTGCTGGGTCTGCTACTTTGGAGTTAGGTTTTCAGCAAAAAGATGGGACAGTAATTGATGCTGATGGTATCGATTCTATAGCTGTTGCTTCTCTTACTGCTGATAGCTGGACTGTGAATGATGGAGCACTAGTCGGTGCTTCTATCGGAGCGCTTGATGCTCAAATATCTATAGACGATGCTACTGCGGTTTTTACTGCTGGTACTGGTCGATTGGTTCTTGAGTATTATCTTCCTTTCGCATCTCCATAAAGGATTTTGGGGGATATTAACGTATCCCCCATTATTTAGGAATTTATATGGCTAAGTTAACTCTACTTAAGATGGTCCAAAAAATACTTACATCTATGGACTCTGATGATGTAGATGATATATCGGATACAGAAGAAGCTTTACAAGTAGTTGATATAATTGAGAATACTTATTTTGATTTTATATCCCAAGGAGATTGGCCTCATCTAAATTCTACATTTCAACTCAATTCTTTGGGGGATGCTACTAAGCCAAACTTTCTACTCCTACCTGATAGTGTAAAAGATATTGATGTTTTTAAGTATGAAGTGACAGATAACGAAGAAGTCAATAGGAATTTTAGTGATATCACTTGGGAAGAGCCTAGAGAATTCTTAGACAGGATGCTTCTTCGTAATTCAAGTGATCCTAATGTCACTACGGTCATAACAGACGGTGGTACACCGTTATTTGTATTGAATGATGAATCTCCCACATTCTGGACAGCATTTGATGATGAGAATATAGTTACAGATTCTTATGATAGTACCGTAGAGACTACTCTTAATGGGAGTAAAACTATAGTCTTTGGTGCTAAGATACCTGTATTTAGTAAGACTAACTCTTTTATACCAGATTTACCCTCTAAGAATTTCCCACTGTTGCTTGCAGAAAGTTCACAAGCATCCCACTTACTTTTAAAACAAACTAATAACCTTGTTGATCAGAAACGAGCTTTGAGAGGAATGAATGCAATTAGGTCTCAAGCGTGGCGAACACACGAAACAAAAAAAATCCCAGACTTCGGACGAAGATAATATAACCAAGAGGATAGTTGGGTCTACCAAGAAAGGTAAGAAGATAAATATAAGCCAGGATACAAATGGATACTTCTTTATCCAATTTACAACTGGCGGTGAGCTTCCTTCTATTATGAAAGGTAAGTTTTTACGGTATGAGGATGCCCAAAATTCAGTCGATGTTTACGTAGCGTCTAAATAATATGGCAAGAGTATCACAGAAGAAGCGGTACCTATCCTTTATAGCCGGTAAGCACTCGGATGGTTCTGCTCTAAATAGTCCTGAGAATACTGCTAGGATTCTAGCGAATGTAGATTTAGATACCAGTGGGCTATTATCTAGACGGTTAGGTGTGGACTACGAGAAAGACTTTGTACTGTCTACAGATAGCTTTACAGAAGATGATATCAAGAGTAATGGGATACATTTCTATGAGTGGCTAACCGTTAATGAAGATGGTAATAGAAACTTCTTAGTCGTTAGATTTGGGAATATCTTATACTTCTATAACCCTACCTTAGAACCATTATCTGGTGGGTTAGTAGGTAGCCTAGACATCTCTACACAGACTGATGATGCTACTGGTGCTAAAAGTTTAGAATTACAGGTAATATCAGGGCGTGGAGTACTCTTTGTAACAGGGGAGCTGTATGATCCCTTCTTTGTGGAGTTTGATCCTACTGATGACTCATTTACTATTGTTCCCATAGATATAAAAATTAGGGATTTTGAAGGAGTAGAGGACGGACTTGCCGTAGACACAAGACCTGTAACATTATCAGAACTACATGACTATAACCTACAAAATCAGGGATGGAGAGCTTCTAGAATAAATCAAGTAGCATTCCCAAGTAATGCTGACATAGAGCATTTAGGTATAAAGACGGACTCTAATGGGGACTTAATATTTGATGTTAATACCTTATTCGCACAAACTTTTGGTAATACTAGAGCACCTAATGGGCATTTTGTTCTAGATGCTTTTAATCCTAATAGGGCGTTAGTTAGCGGTATTCCTGGGTTACCGGTATCCGGTACTCTTACACGTCCTAAATCTACAGCATTCTTTTCTGGTCGTGTATGGTTTGGAGCTGTTAAGGGTAAGATATACTTTTCTCAGATACTAGAACAATTAGATAAAGCAGGTAATTGCTTTCAAGATCAAGACCCTACTTCTGAGTCTTTTAACGAACTCTTAGATACTGATGGTGGGGTATTAGTGATACCAGAGATGGGTATTTGCCATAAGTTAGTTAGTGTAGGAAGGTCTCTGTTGGTTATGGCCAGTAATGGTATCTGGGAGATAAGCGGAGGAGATGCCCCCTTTACTGCTAATAATGCAGAACGTAGACGTGTATCGGAAGTAGGTACAGTAGGAGGAGAATCTGTAGTCAAGGCAGAGAACAGGGTATACTTTTGGAGTGAAGAAGGAATCTTTGTAGTAACACAAGATAGTGTTACTGGCCTTCTAGCAGCAGTTAGCTTATCAGATAATAGAATAAATAGAGATTACAATAACATACCTGCCATAGCTAGGTTCTTTGCACAGGGTAACTACGATAGGGTAAATAAGCGTGTATATTGGTCTTACCACGATAGCTTAAATGATGATTCTAGTAATATACAAGGTAAATATAATTCCTGTCTTATATACGATACGGTATTAAATTCTTTTTGGGATTACAGAGTAGAAGATATTGATCCTTCCAATTTTAGCCCCTTTATGGCTGGACTGGTCAAAAGGGGTGCAAGGAATGAGGGGCAGGTAACCAACTTAGTTGTAGAGCAAGATACCTTAGTAACAGTTAATGGGGTGGAGGTTGCAACAACATCCTCTTTTACTTCTGTAGCTGAGGTGCCCATAAAGATATTAACTTTTGCTCCCGAGGGGAGTACCACAACCCGTAAGATAACATTCTCTGAGTTCTGTAGTAGGTCTTTCCATGATTGGTTCTCACAAGATTCTAAGGGAAAGAATTACAATTCAGTAATAGAGACTAACCCAGAAACACTGGGGGATGGTGTACTAGATAAACAAGCTACGTACCTTACAACTTTCTATGACTTCCAACGGCAAGGTTTTGGATTCTTAGGGGCAACCCCAAGACCAGACCCCTCTACCGGACTTAGAATTACCCAGAATTGTATAGAAGTTTTGCGTAAGGGGCAACCAAATTTAAGAGTTACACAGAATAGTATAGAGGTACTAAGGGGCGACTTATAATGACACTTTTGTACGTAGATAGCTTTGACCATTATGACACAATACATATAGAATCCAAGGGATGGGGGCGTTCTTTTCCTGCTGGGAGTCATGAGATTGCTCTTGTTTCTGGGCGTAGGGCTACCAATTGTTTGAGTAATGATTCCTCCTCTAATGGTACATCTATTGTACACAACATATCTAGCTCTTCTTCTGCTATCTTGGGGTGTGCTATGAATATAACTGGGACTTTCGGTTCTAATAGGACTCTCTTAGCTTTTCAAAATGATTCTGGTGCTGTACATTGCCAGCTAGTAACAACAGGTTCTGACCAGTTACAACTTCGTATAGGGTCCGACCCATCATCAGGTACTGTATTAGACACAACAGGAGCAAGTGCGTTTCCGTTGGGGGCTTACTCTTATTATGAATTTAAACTGATACCTAGTGATCAGGTAACTGGTGGACTTGTTGAAGTTAAGAAAGATGGTTTAGTTATTCTTACCTCTACCGCTGCTAATACCCTCCAGGCTGACTTATCCATAGCATCTTTTCAAGCCGCTAAAGGCTATAATGCTTCTGTTATTTTTACAGATGATTTGTATTGTCTTAACCTAGAAGGTTCTGATAATAATGACTATCTAGGGGATGTTAGGGTGGATGCCTTGTTCTCTGATAATGATGGTGCGACAGTAAACTTTGTACCCAATGTATCGGGGGGAAACCATGAAATGGTAGACGATACAACAATCCCAGACGATGATGCTACATTTGTGGAAGCAGGGACTATCACTGATAGAGACTTGTATTCTGTAGATAGTGCTAGTTTAGGTACAGAGATTCACGGTGTTCAGCAGTGCGTACTAAGCAGGAAGACAGATGCAGGGACAGTGAATATTGCAGTGATAACCGAGAAGCCTGGTGGTTCGGGAGAGAGAACGACGATAGTGGATTCTACCGCTTCTGAAACGTATAACTATAATTTAGGTGTATTAGAGAGTGATCCCGATGATTCTACTGTCTGGACAGATGGAAAGATTAATGCAACAGAGTATGGTTTTAGGGTAGATAACATAATAACGTGATACATATTAAACATGTCTGAAACAACACAAGAAGATTTAACCGCCTTACACGGTGTCCAGGTAACTGCTCGATGGGAGTGGACTTCTAAATCTAGTGCAGGGAGATGGACTAACCCCCAACAGGGTATCAAGCCCATGAGAGTACACATCCCTGATGACCCTTTAGCCCCCTTTAATGATGGGCATGGCATAAGATTCAGTAAGCTAAAGATACGTGGGCATGGTAAGTCTTTAGTTATTAGGTACGATTCAGAGGATGGTAAGGACTTCCAACTGGTAGGTTGGGCAATACCATTTACCTCGGAGACTGTAGAATGATATACAAGGTTGATAGGCTGAGTAATAATTACGATAAGATATTTCCATTGGTTAGAAAGGCTTGGGATGAAGTAGATCAGAGGTCTGAACATATGAAGTTAGACCCCGATATAGATACGTACACCGAGTTAGAGGATAATGGGATGATACGGCTATACCTAGTGTATCTAGATGAGACTGAGCAGGACTTAGTAGGATTCCTCATTGCAATAATACAGCCTGTACTCCATAGCAAGAGTAAGTTCCAAGCTACAACTGATGTAGTATACGTAGACCCCAATCATAGAGGAGTTGGGGCTAAGTTGATATCTCTAGCAGAGAATGACTTAAGAGAAGAGGGAGTTCACTGGTTTTCATTCGCAATGAAAGAAGAGTGGAGTTCCCATAGTAAATTGGCAGAGAAATTAGGTTTTAAGTTAAACGAGAGAATATACCAAAAGGTACTGTAATATGGCGACTGGTGTAGCAGTATTAGCTTTAGCTACTGGCGCTTCTCAACAGAGGAAAGCGGCTAAATCACAACGTAGAGCACAGAAGGTCCAAGTACGTAGGGCCGATATAGAGAATGCTAGACAGCGTAGACAACAAGTAGTGACTGCCCGTAGACAACGTGCTTCAGCAATAGCTCAAGCAGAAGCTTCTGGTATCTCTGGTGGATCACAAATAGCAGGTGCAGCAGGCTCTGTACAGACTCAATCTGCAAGTAACATCTCCTTCCTTAACCAACTAGAGTCGCTAGATAGGACTAGATTTAGTGCCTTATCAGACGCTAATACGTTCCAAGGACGTGCAGGACTTGCTGGATCGATAGCTGGTGTAGCTTCTGGACCATTGGGAAGCGAACTAGAATCCTTTTTTAGACCAGGATAAATATACATGGCGGAAGAATTAGTATCATTACCAGCTAGCGATGATGTCCCATTAGAGGATAATATCGCTGGTGATGTTCCGAATCTCTTTGATGAGAATGAAGCTGTTATCCGACAGGAGCCGTTTAGTATTCGAGGGACTAACTTAGGTCATGCGGCTATACTGAAGAACCATATAGATGGAGAGCATCCAGTACAAGCATTTGCTAACTTCTCTGCTGAAGAGAACACTAATGCATTACTCCAAAAGCTAGCAGGGATTAAAGCTCAAGTAGATTCCCAGGATATAGTGGATGTCTTTGTAGAGAACCCTGGGGAAACTGTGCCTGAGATGGCTCAGAACACCTCTATCTATAAAGAGATGATAGCCCAAGCAGAGGCAAAGGCTGCTGATATACCTCAGCAGATAGTGGAGGCTGCTAGTAGCTTAGATTCGGATGAAAGAATACAGAATAAGATTAAGGCCCAGCTTACTGTATTAAAGACAGTTCAAGACTTAGTTAAGGACTACAGTACCCTAGAAATGATAGGAGATGCTGCTAAAGCCTTTATTCCTGGTAAACAGATACTAGATAACATACAAGCTACTGATTCAGTATTCGGTGCAGATGATGTCATGAGAGACCTAATAGTGGGGTTTAAGTCCCTCTCTGCTGAAGATCAAATAGAGAAGTGGCCGTTCATAAAAGAACATCTATTGGATACTCTTCCTAAAGGACGGGCTATCTCAGTTATGTCTAAGTTTATGGACCCTACAGGTGAGGATGACTTATCAGATTTTAATGCATTCTGGGCAGCACTAGATTTAGCAGACGTGACTTTTGTAGGGGCTGGTATCGCTAAGCGTATAGTATCCCTACAGAAGAATCTGAATGGTATCAAGATGCTTAAGGACTTGGAGAGTACAGAGCTTGCTTCTGATATAGCTGCCGGTGCCGTATTAGACACAACAGGTAACACAGCTAAGGCAGCAGGGGTAGATGATGTAACAGCCGTTAATAACGCCTCCCCCTTTGATGTTAGTGATCTAGATGCTGCTTATGCCTCTGGTATATCTACTGAAACATTGAAGCGTATAGAGGATGTTAAGAACGCACAAGAGAGTGTGGTACGTAGCATAGCCTCAGAGAAAGATACATTGAAGGAGGCATTCCTAACTGAGCCAGAACGGGCAGCCTCTGAAGCTAAGTTTGTTAAGGGATTAGTAGAGGAAGGTTTCGAGAATATACGTGTGGTAGATAGGTCTGTTGATTCTACTAAGTTCTCCTATGCGTGGAAGTCTGAGGGTGAGACCGTAGAGGATGTAGCTAGGTTAGACCTACAGTTTGATGATGCTGGTAGATGGGAAACCTCAGCTATCTCTAGATTAAAGGCGATAATAGCATCCCCTTCTGTATTCGCTAAGGCTGGGCTTAAAGATGCGTTCCAGCAGGCAGTTAGGCTCGATGCTTTATCTGCTAAAGTGGGTAACCAGCTACGGGTTCTACAAAGGGAAGCATTAGCCCCCTTGTTGGGAAAGACAGGAATCAAAGGACTAGACCCAGAAATTAGACTGCAATTAGCTGATTTAGATACGGTGTTATTACAAGGGGATGAGGCTAGTATCCTATACACTCCTATAGAATTACGGTCTGGTGTCAATGGTGTTAAGCTTAATGACAACCAGATAGAAACATATTACAACGTACGCAATCTATATGACAACATATTCTCTCTAAGGAATGTAGAGGAGAGACGTAAGCTAGTAGCCCAAGGTATGCGTGAGATACAGCTTGGTGAGGACAGTGTAGAGGTAGGTAAAGTATTAGATAGTGCTCAATCCGCATCCTCATCCATTAGGAGTAGCGACGCTAAGTCAGTCTGGCATTTGGAAGAGGGGAAGAGTATTGCTGTTGGGGATTTAGACCTCCCTAAATTATACGAAGAGGGTTTTGTACTATCTAGATTAAAACAACCCACTAAGATGACTGAGTCAGGGGACAGCTACCAATCTGTATTGATACGTAAGGCTAACCATCTAGACCTACCAGAGCAGGTGTTACACTTTAAAGAAGGGTATGTCCCTCGTGTTAACAAGAATGCGTATTGGTTTGTTAAGTCGTATACTCCCTTGAATGTAGACGGAGACCTTAAGGTAAGGGGTTCTAGTAATACCTTACGCTTCTTTGATAATAAGAAAGAGGCAGACGAGTTCGCAGAGACCTTGAAGAAAGATGATCCAGCAGGTGACTATAAAGCATTAGAAGACAGGGAGATGGAGCGCCAGATAGTAGGTGACTCTAATATCGGTTCAGGAGGAGGACTCTACACCGGTGCTCGTGCTAAAGAGAAGATACCCTTTGGTCCTGATGGCTTACCCTCTGAAAGGTTTGGAGCCTTTGAAGCCCTAAGTTTGAATATAGGTGGATTACAGAACTTCGTAACTAGGAATCAATGGCGTCTAGGTATGGAGAAGAGGTGGACTAACACTGCCGCAGAATTGGGGGTGAAGGTAGATGGCTTTGAGCCTAGACTAGCCCCTGTAGAAACAGAGGCAGGGAGATTCTTACGTAAGGCAGGAGAACAAATAGAGGAGTGGGCTGGATTCCCCTCCAAGTCAGAACTCTCTTGGGACGGACTAGTCCAGGATACTCTAGAGTGGGCTGTTAATACAGCAGATAAGGGGCCAGGACTCAAGTTCCTAAGAGGAGAGAAGGTAACCAGTGCTATCCATTACTTGAAGCATAAAGACCCTATATCATCAGCTAGGTCTATGGCTTTCCATACCCTACTCGGAGTATTTAATCCAGTACAAATGTGGGTACAGGCTCAAGGGGCTTCTGTAGCCTTGACCATGGCGACTAAATTCTCTGACCCATTAGGTGCAGTACGAGCTATAAAGAATCAAACACTCCTAGGAATGGCTAGCAGGAGTGAAGGCTCCAAAGAAGCATTGGCTAATATAGCTAAGGCTGGTGGAATAAAGACTACAGAGCTACAAGAGATGCTGACCTTATGGAAGAAGACAGGTTTAGAGGATTCTATCCTAACTACAGCAGATCACTCAGCTTCAGTTAGCGGCCATGGTATAGGTTCTGATGCCTTACGTAGAGCAGCAGATGCAGGGCTGTTCTTCTATAGAGGTGGTGAGCTATTCAATAGACGGACTTCATTCCTGGTAGCTCTTAGGGAATTCCAGAGTGCGAATAAAGGGGCTAAGGTAGGAGATAAAGAACTCAAGCGTATCATTACCAGAGCTAATGATTTTATGCTTAACCTAACCAAGGCCAATAAAGCTTCCTGGCAGAAAGGTATCGCTAGTATCCCAACTCAGTTTATGCAAGTAACTGCTAAGACATTAGAGAGCCTTCTAGGATTAAACGGACAGTTCGATAGGGGAGAACGGGCCAAGCTCATGTTTGGCCAATTAGCCCTGTATGGTGCCGCTGGGGTGCCTTTAGGTAACATGGCTGTTAGATGGTACTCCGAGTCAATGGGGCTAACTCAGACAGATGTAGAAGAGCTGGACCCAGAACTTGTCAAGGGGATAAATGAAGGATTCTGGGGATATTTAGCTCTATCCGCTTTTGATGCTGATGTTGAGTTAGGTGTTAGAGGTGCCGTATCTTCAGGAGTTGGTAACTTAGTTTCCAGTCTACTATTCTCTGACGCCCCTATATCTGAGACACTTGTGGGAGCTTTTGGTAGTGTACCATTAGGTTTCTATCAAGCATTCAGAGAGATAAAACCTATGGTCTTAGGAGAGCTAAACTCTAAGACAGGTGTTAATGATGGTACTATCTTGAAGAGCTTAGATGCAATAGCTTCCATATCCTCTACTTGGAAGAGTGTAAGAAAGGCTAGGTTCATGCATTATTTTAATCAAATGATTAATAGGCGTGGAGAGGTGATCATAGAGAAAGACTTCAGTATAGGAACAGAGGTTGCTACAGCACTTGGGTTTCAACCTTCTGATGCTGTCCGTGTGCGAGACCTCCAACAACTCAATAAGATGTTACAAGAGGAACGGAATGATAGAACAACAGATATGGTTAACCTCTTTTGGAACTACTCTAGAGAGTTAAGAACAGCAGACACAGAAGAAGAGAAAGCAGATATTATAGATAAGTTCGACTCTGCTAAAAAGTTGCTTATGAATACCTTACCTACCCCAGCAGATAGAGACATAGTTCGTGAGGCAGTGGCTAGGAAGTTAACTAACCCCAAGTCCAAAGCAGAACGAGAGGTTGTGAAGTTTATAAAGAATTTCAATGATGGCCGGACAGGGGATATAGAGGATATAAAAGCTACATTAACTGCTAAGGGTCTAATACAGACCGGAGCAATCCTGCAAGATACTACCATAGAACAAGAGTAATACACAATGGCGGATAGATTACAAAAGACTATAGATGTACAACCTTCAGTAGCTTCTGTGGGGAATCCAGCCCAGGCTGATAATACCATAGCTCAGTCAATTACTAACCTTAGTAATATAGCTAGTGATGCAATAATCACTAATCGTAAGGCAGGGCTAGAGGATGAGATACGGGACTTAGGAGACGAGGTCTTTGCAGTACGAGAAGGTAGAGAACTAGAGGAAACATCCGACAGGTTTAAGTTACTTCAAAAAGCTAAAGATCAAGGTAAGTTAACAGATACCTTTGTCAATATACAGACAGAGAAAATCCTTAAGCAGACTATTAGTAAGAACCCTAGGTTTGCACCAGAACTACGACAAGAAGCTGCACGGATATTAGGGTTTGATCCAACAGGTTCAGAAGTACAAGCATTATTCGGTAAGAGTGGTAGATCATCTGGGTCTAGACCACAATCTCAATTTGATAAGATGCAAGACTTAGCTGATAACTTTGCTGCTGTATTAGGTAAAGACCCTCAAGATGTCTTAGGGACTATGGTTAAGTCTCAGTTCTTAAAGGACCAGGTAGGGGTACAGGAGAGCTTGAATAAGATAGGACAGTCTAACGCTAATGGTATCTTTAATGCTCATCTAGACACCGTAGAAAGCTCTCTTAGTGATGTTGTGGGTAATTTGCAACTCCAAATATCTCAAGGTGGTATTGTAAATCCTGAAGTAATGAAGGCTTCAGTATCTCAAGCTAAACAAGCTAGCTGGGCTGAGTTCAGATCGTCATTAGGACGGGCTGACCTTAGTACATCTCCTGCTGACTTACAGACTTTCCGTGCTCAGTTTGAGGAAACTTGGGCTAATGTAGATGAGATGGTTGACTCAGGAACTATGGAGCAGATAGTCACCAGGCAATCTGGTACCTTGGATAAGTTAGCGTCCATACAAGGGTTTAATGTCTTTGGTCAAGTAGCTGTAGTCAATCAAGCTATGGGGCAAGAGGGAGTTAAGTTCTACCTTAATCATGCTACTAAGTTCCAAGACCCTAACCAGCTTAAACTGCTAGAGAAATTTATACCTGCAATAGGGCAAATAACTAATAAGAATTCTGAGGTAGCTAGAGAATGGTCCAATAGCTTTAATAAAGTAATGGGTATGAGACCTACAGGTGCTGATCCTTCCCCAGGAAAGAGAACCCCTATGGATGATGCTGTATCACAAGTACTAATCCGTGATGGGGTTGAGACTGAAATGCGGGATAGGGTCTTAAAGGGTATAGAAGCAGAAGGAAAGACCTTTAAATCCTTTGGCTTCTATGGACAACCAGGAGTTCGTGGTCTAGCTACAGATAATGAAGTCCAATACATTAAAGACAGATGGGCTATAGAATCTGACCCACTAGTAGCTCGTATAGCTACGTCATTAAATACTAATAAGAACTGGTCTATAGCTGTAGAAGATGGTGAGATCATCCCTAAGTTTGATATTACAAAGATTGGAGAAGGGGGTGGATTCCTATCTGCTAATACTTCACAACCTGCTGGTCTATCTGATGACCTTAAGAGGTTAAACTCCCAGAATAAATTACTACAGAATGGATGGTCAGGAGACGTAGGAGAGAACTCCTTTGGGTTTTTAGAACGTACCTTAAATAAGATAACAACTTTACAAGCTGGTCCTGGGGGTAGCAACGATACCAGTGGTGAATTACAGGAGGCTATAGATGCTGTTAAAGAAAGTCCTACACCTGCTAATATTGATACTCTGCGTGCTCTTGACCCTGAGCTTGTCGCAGAGGCCGAAAGAAGAGCCTTACAATTGGGGGGAACTCCAAATGGCGAGTAGGTCAGGGGTAGAAAGAATCAAGGCAGACGAAGGGAGAAACCCTAGAGGTCATTTAGTCCAGGGTATTCTGCATATAGGGATAGGTTCCAATCTAGAGACAGACAACGCTAGAGAGCGCTTACTCATGGCTGGTGTACACCCTAGAGACTTAGACTCTGTAATGAAAGTTAATGGTAAGGTACTCACTCCTGAACAAGTAGATGCTCTATTTGATCTAGACTTAAGACAAGCTGAAGTTGATGCAGGAAACTCCTTCCTTAACTTCTCCACAGTACCTCAATCAATGAAGGATGTACTAGTCAATATGTCTTTCCAACTAGGTAAGACTCGATTAAACCAGTTTAAGAAGCTCAGACAGGCTGTAGAGGGGGAAGACTGGGCTAAGGCTGCTGATGAGATGTTAGCCTCTAAGTGGGCTAAAAAGGACGCTAAGACAAGGGCTAAGAGATTAGTCAAAGAGGTACGTAAGATTCAGATGACGCCTATCCCTTCTCCCATATCTAGATCAACCCTAGCTAGGGTTAGGTCAGCAGAGAAGGAGTTCCAACAACAACTCTTCAATCAACGGGCTGATGCATTATCCTCTGTTTTTAGCAGGGAGTTTGTTATTGACTCTCTCGCTAATGCACTTAGGAAACAGAAGAGTACTGAACAAGTTGCAGAAGGGGAAACTCCAACACCTACACCTCCAGATTCTCCCCAACCAGAACCAACAACAGAAACAGAAATAGTTAATAATGAGAAGGCCGCCTAAGAGGACAAATAGCCATGGCTACGGAACACAATACAATTTTAGACCCAGAAATACATGAACCTAAAGGGATTGCTGCTGCTAGCGCCGCTAGAGTATTAGTTTCTGATGGGGCTGGTAGTGGGGCTTGGACTGGTATTTTACCTAATAAACCTACTAGTATAAATGTAGAGGCTGATTTCCCAGAACAAAGTGGATCAACTATCACCCTACAGTCTGACGTTGTCTATGCTATAAGTGACAGCTTCCCTACTGCTAAAAGATTTATAGTAGAGAATAATGCAACACTTATAGGCTTTGGTCCCATTGGTCCAACTCTTACATATACAGGAACAGCAGTTATGTTCACTGGGGCAGATGCTAATTTTGATATATTTAGAGTTAGGATAAGTAGCCCCAATGCTACTGAAACATTCAACTTTGATGACGCAGCTTCCCCTAATACCAAAGAGTTCTCCATACGGTCTTCTACCATAATATCCACACCTAAGCTAGGAACTTTTAATAACCTAGCATTAGTAGGGTGGGATACTGTGGGTGTAAAGAATTTAGATGATGGTATTACACTTAGTGGTACCGTAGGGACTATATTCGCACTCAATAAAGTAAATATGGTATCAACTAGTGCTACATGTAAACATGTTGACTTAGGTAGTGCCATAATACCCACTATCGATTTCCAGGATGTAATATTCTCTGGCCCTGTTGGCGCTGTTGCCATCACAGGATTAGCCTCTAGTGGTAATATACCAAGTGGGCAAATAGGGACTGTAGTTGGATGTAATTTTGTAGGAGGGCTAACTGCGCCTTTCTCAGGTATAGACCCACAAGAGGACATAAGGTGGAGAGCATCGGGGAATAGCGCTAACGTTTCTGACACTAACCCTTCTGCGCTAACAAGCCTGACAGGGAATGCAGTAGCAACTCTTATGGGTGTTGTCAGTACTCCTGTTAAGTTGGCAGGGGCTACTTGGGTAGATGAAAGGTCGTCTAGGTTCTCCATCTCTTCCGTAGGAACCGTTACGTATAATGGAGAGAGTACCCTAACTATACCTGTCCATATAGTAGTCTCAGCGGCACCAGCAGCAGGGAATGCAAAGATACTTAAAGTATTCCTAGCTATTAACGGAACTGTTATTACTCCCACTGGGATGGGATTACTTACTGATGTAGGAGATAATCAGATATTCAAGACCCTGTGGGAACCTATGCTATCTACTGGGGATACACTGGAGATATTCATGTCTAATGAGACAGATACCAACAGTATTCTAGCTACTGATGCTCTACTAATGGCTCGATAAGGTCTACTTTAGGGAGGACTTTTCTCTTACCTTCTTGAATATACGGTTTATCTCTGTAACTAGCCACTCCTGATGATAGGCTACAACTTCTGTATTCTCTACAGCTATAGGGATTCCCCTAGACTCTAGCATAAAGTGAGTAGCATGTAATGCTTCATGGTATATGGTCTGTATATCTGAATCACTGTGTAGGAATACTAAGCATGAGTCAATATCATCATCATCAAGCAGAGGCTTGGTAAACCCACATATCGATTTAGGGGGATGCTCATCATAGTCTTCTTTAGTCTTTTTTCTAAGCTTATCTAAGGATTCCAACCCAATTACAAGGTGGATTAAATAGTAGTATGGAGGTACATATATGTGCTTGATCATATTAACTATCCTCCCCTATTCCTCTTTCTTTCTTTTTTAACGATCTTCATGTGATGTTTGAGCAGGTTAACTACCGTTTTTTCTTTCCCTGGCTCTAGTAATTTTTTATGTAAGTAACCTTTGTACCCTAGATACGTAAAGTATATTCTGTCTTCGTCTTCATCCTCTATATGCCTAATAATCATTAACTATACTCCTGTTTCAAACAATCCATACTTAGAAATTCAGGTTCGGCTTGTCCATTGCACACACCTCTAAGGTGTACGATGCCTCTCCAGAATCTATCATTTTCTGTAGTATAATGTTCATCATGCTCGAAGAAGCATCCGACCACCAATCCAAACACCTTCCTTCCGCAAGCATCTGTGTCTTCCCAGAAATCTCGCATGTGGGAGTGACCACATACACTAGACATATATGCTTTAGATACGATTGATCTAGCGTGGTTGATTCCTCCGATAGCTCTGCCCATGACTCCGCTAGTGAAGTAGTGCTTATAGCAGATGTTATCGATATTAACAGGCTTAAGAAACGGGTGTACTTCCCAACCAAACTTCTCTTCTTGTAAGTCTTCATAGCTTATATGTCCAAATAAGGAGGGGGTTTCTCCAGCAGCTCGTTCTATACGATACTCATGGTTACCCCTACACTTCACTAACTTAGGTCTATATGTCTTCTTCTTCCATTTGGTATGCGTATTATTGTACCTATCCATAGCACACATAATCTTCTTTTGTGCATCATGATAGGAAGCTATATCGTCTACATACCGTCTACCCTCTGCACAGACTTTACCTACGTCATACTTGCCTAGGCTACTCATATCAGCACTATCACCTATGTCTATGATAACGTCTGGCTGGTGCTCTATAATGTACTCTCCTAGCCATTTGAATCGTCTATTAGATTCACCAGGTTTGGCATGAGAGTCTGGAATGATTAGATGTTCTTGGCAACCTCTTCGCTTAGCTCTAGACACTTGATAGCTTCCTCCCTTTGTTGAATATATAGTTCCATTAGCATCTCTTGACACTCTTCAATTCGGTCTATCTCATCGTCATAGCTCTCTACAGAATACTCTAAGCTACTCGCTATCTCAGATAACGTATCGAATACAAAGTCGTATTCTAAATTACTTAGTATTAACATCTTTTAATAGCCTCCTGCGCAAGAATAGAGTCCTTTCTCAAATCCGTCTGAATACCCTATGGAGATGGCAAGAGACAATAAATCGTACTGTGTCATATCAGCTCCTTTTACCTTCTTCATTTTCAAGTCTTCAATACAGAATTTAGGGCTATCATAGTCTGTTCTAACTATCCCCTCTAGGTACCAATCATTATCTTCCATTAGCCCCTTAGACTTTTCATCTACACTCTTCATAATCTACTCCTCCAACCACTCTACAGGTACAATTATACCATTCTTCTTATCCTTATGTCCAACAATATGATAGGGTATACCATTATTTTTACACCAGCCAGAGTACTTTAATAGCTTCCTACTAGTTACCCAACCATCCGAACTAAATACCATTCTTATATCAGCATTAGGGTTATACAACTGTACTTGCTTATGCTTAGTCCTATCCGCACTTGTGAAGTAACCCTTAGTCTCTATGTAGATGGGCTCCCCACCCTTTGATACAAAGACAAAGTCAACTGTATACTTATGCCATTGTACAATCTTACTGCCTTCAGGTGGGTCTACTATAAGATTATCACTACCCATAATACCAGCATCACGGACAACACTGAACCAATCAAAAACACATGCATTACTTTCAAATCCATACACTACCCCAGCCTTATCTAGTTGGTTGCCTACTGACAACTCCAATCCTGATCGATACCCTAACCTCTTAGCAGTCTTAGTAATTGTTGGTATCTTATTCTTCATCTCTAGCCCTCCTTACTTTTCTAGGTCTAATTTCCTCTTACCAAAAAATAGTCGCGGTGCGTCCATAATAAGATTCACTAACAAGGTGCTCAACACAAAAACAACAATTACTTTACCTACAACAATTATAGATTCTATCTCCATCATTCAGCCTTCCTTGCCTTGTCTTGTGCTGTCTTACCAGGTCTGCATACCCCTGTGGTATTCTTACAGTTCTGGTGTGTACGAGGAGTACGCCCCATAGCGTCCTTATCTCTTTGTTTCATGTATTCATGTCTGTCCTTAATACGCATCTTCATCATCCTCATCATAGCCATCTTCCGCTTCTGCTAATCCTACCTCCACTTCAGATAAAAGCCGCCAGTCATCTAGGTCACCTAATACCCTAGTATACTCTCTACCCCCATCTATTGCAACTGACCCACACTTACACCAATTTAAATCATGAGTGAAGTGACTCACGATGATATCTTTACACTTTAGACACTGTAATGCTTGTCCCATAATTTAGCTCCTTATATTCTCTTTTCTATTAACTCAAGTAGAATCATAAACATAACATCAAGATAAATATATTGAGTCTGATCCTCTTTAATTATTTTTACCAAGTTATCTAGTATGGATTGCAGTTCTTCAACATTCTCTTCACTTTCTGGCCTCGACACGGTATTAATCCATTTCACAACCTCACTTAGCATTTCTCCGTTAGATGCAAAGCTAGCCAACAGTAAATGATTTTTATAATCATCGGCCTTAAGTTTAACTTCTTCGTGTATATCTTTATTCATTTTAGGCCTTAAACTCATATCTCACATTGTCCACCTGCACATGCTGCCTCTGATGTTAAGGTGGTATTATCGTTATCCTCATATACACGGGATAAGTCTACATCATGCAGCTTACCCACCATGTCCTTGTAGGTCTCTTCTGATATGTCCTCAAATGGAGCCTGCTTATATGTGCCACCGGAATAAGGTAAGACAGACAGACCATTAAAAGAATCTTTATTATCCCACAACCACGCCCCTACTGCCTCCCATTCGTCATCTCTAACAGATATAGTACAGGACACATTATGACAGTTTTGACCGTCTATATGCCCCGGTCTAACCCACTCAGTGTTCCATCTAGATACCCTACGTAGTAGGTCATGGGATGGCTCAGTCCTCAGTATGGAGCCGTCAGGGGCCTTAATGGGTATCTTTATGATTGCATCTACATCAGGGTTAAAGTACTCAAGTTCTATCAGCTCAGGGTTGTTAGCTTCTAAGTATTTGCATAGTGTCTCTATCCTACCTATACGCATTCTGCGTATGTAATAATCGTTATGCCAGGCATGGATACCTGAGCTTACCCCTAAGACTAAAGAAGAGGTTCCAGATGGCTTAACAGTAGTGCATCTAGCTGCTGGATTAATCCCTATTATTTTAGAATAATTAATGTTAGCGTCTACAACGCTCTTAGCTGAGGCTACCAGGTCCAGATTTGCACAAGCCCCTGAGCCTATCCCCGTCTGACCTACACCCAATAGAGCATCCCTCTCTGTGTTGACCTTCCATATATCTCGTAAGTAATGGAAGTCAGTATACGATGCCTGTAGGGTAGCTATAAGGGATGCTTTGTAGCATCTGTTGTTGAGGTCTTCTTGGTCTGCAACATCTGAGACATTGACCTCTACTAGATTGCAGAACTGGTAGGGGCGTAAGGCTATCTCACAGCAGGGATTAGTACCCCATTCTTTATCATTAGAGAAGTATACTCCAGGTTCCCCAGCATTAGACTCTTCTATCCGTCTCCACAACAGACTGAAGTCCCGTTCAGTTACCCTATGTCTTAGGACTACTGCTGAGTTATTAGCCCGTCCTCTCTGGGGTTGGAAGTGGTACCATGGAAGAACCTTAGTAGTCCTTATACTGCGTAAATCATCCTCAGATACACAACTGAGGTTCTTGGTTACCTCTCCATAACCAGGTTCTTTAACCGTAAGCTTTAGATCATAGAGACCTTTATCTCCGATACTCCCACTTTCTTTACCCGCAACATCATACTCCTCTATTATTTTCCAATCTGTTATCTCAAAGTTACCCTTACTCCGTAGCATATCCTCATCATCCATAGAGAATAAAGATATCAGAGCAGAACGTCTTATTCCTCCTGCTAGTACAGCATCCCCTATGTAGCATTGTATATCATGGCACTCTATAGTGCTCAGTCGTGATCCTATCTCTTTCTTGCTGAGTATCTTCTCTAAGCTCTCCAAGCATAGCTTCAGAGGTGCAGGGCCAGGAGCCTTACCTCCGCTAGTGACCAATGGTACCCCCCTAGCTCTAATATCTGAGTAATCAAATATAGGCTTACTTTCGCCTAAATAGTAGGATTCAAACAATACTTTGATAGAGTCGGCCCAACCCTCTATGGAATCTCCTATAAGAAACCTCTTATATCTACTTGAGGTACCCTTGATTCTGGGCATCCTCTCTACGTGATGTCTCTGAACAGAGTACCCTACTCCCGTACCTCCTAACAATAGGAACATTGTCTCACTAAATGAGTCTATATCCTCTATAGGGAGATAAGCACAGTTATAGATACGTGAGGGATTCAGCTCTATTGGCTTACCCCCGAACTGCATAGACCTCATAGAGGGCAGTATCTTCTTAGTGTATACTAAGCTATATGCATCCTCTATATCGGATTCCAAGCTAGGGAATTTCTTTATGTGCATGTCCTTATTTCTTGTAACAAGTTCTTTCCAGGTCTCTCTCCGTCCTAAGTCTACATCATACTTAGCATACTTGCTGAATACAGTGATGTCACTTAACGTATTTACTGATATATCTTCTTTGATCATGTTGGGAATTTCCATAGTTGTCCTTCGTATTGTAACATGAATAGTAGTCTAGCATTCTCTAGTAAGAATTGGTCTGCATATGATCCAAACCGATCTTTGTATTTAGCATGTACATGGTCAAACATTTCTTTCTCATTGTTAAATTCTTCTAAGTCCTTAACTAACTTGCTCTTAGCTCCGACACCAAAGAGTCCAGGTATGTTGTCTACTGTATCCCCCGTTAGTATCTGGGTGTAGAACCAACGTAAGCCCTCCATTTTAAGTATGAAGTGTAACTCTCTCTCCTTACAGTTACCAGCCCCCCAACCGTAGTGCCAACCTGGAACCATCCTTAAGTCTTTATCTCGTGATAGTATAACAGTACTGTAAATTGGGGGAACGATGTCTCCGAAGGTGCTCACTTTAGTATCCTCGTAGCACCTCTCATCCCTGCTAATAGCTTCATACTGCCTTATAGCAATAGCATCATCAGCCTCCATACCATGGACCACCTCTGCCCCACAGTTGGTACGCAGTTCTTCACGTATAGCCTCCCAGTGTGGCCCCTTCTCTGTGGGTCTATGCCCCTTGTATGGCTTGATAGTAGCTACGTCATACCTGAAGTTAGACTTATCTAGAGAGGTAATGAAGATATTCATCACAGATACTCCAGAACGTTCTTGTATCTTCTCTAGCCTGTCATACATCCTCTTCATAACCCATCCTACGGGTATATCATCCCCGTCTGAGTCTACTGCACTAGCAAACTCATACGGTATAATATCCCCATCTAGTAGACCTACTGCATCATTTGATAGCATTACTGTAGTGTTCCTGTACCTGCATTAGGCTTACTATTCCCAGTGAAGTTAAGTAATTTACCTACGGTACTACTAGGAGCGGGAGAAGTAGGGGGTGAGGGGATTAGATACGTCTCATTTTCTATAACAGAGTTCCACAGCTCGGCTGCTACGAGGCAATTTACTAAACAGTTGCTACCCGCCTCTGCTACACCAGTTGATATATTACGTACTTCATAGGCACAGTACACCCTCTCTGTACCCCCATCCAAATACATCTCTCTCTTATGTATAGGAACTAAGTTAACTTTAAAGTGTTTATTCTCAAATAGGGTATTGGTGTCTTCAGTCTTTATCATCTTTCTTGTCCTCTGCTGTTAGGAATAGCTCTAACCTAGCCATTGCATTCCACGCAACAGCAGTTATATGTAGTAGCCCTGACTCCTTATCTATTACTTCATCTTCCAGCAAGTGGTGCCGCATCATTGCATCGCTGTATCTATGGTAGGCATCATCCAAGTGCCTCCAATTACCCCATGCATACTTCTTAGCCCCAAACTGTGATAGTTTAGTTACTGAGGATATAGCCTGGGGGAAGTAGCTAGTAAAACCTTGATAAATTTGTAGCTTATCATCATCAAACTTCATTCCCTCTTCTCCTATACTTGCTTTAGAACGGTATGTCATCGTCTTCTATCTCTTTCTTAGCAGGTTCCTCATCACCGTCTAAGAACTCCTCTAAGTCAGACCCTGAGTACTTGACACCCCTACGTATCCAATTCTGTGTACTAGGCCATAACTTGGAGAACACTTCTTTATCAGGTAAACCTGTATCAAAGATAACCTCATTGTACTCCACCCCTGACACATCTATATCATCAGGGCACTCAGAAAACCCCTTACAGTTAGCATAGGTTCCCTTGTCTTTTACTTCTTCATGAACTATTTTTACATAGCACGGTCGCCCAATGAGTCCTTGTAGAGGTCCAGCACATGACTCCATAACATCATGATTTGGATCGAGAGCTTCACAGAAATCAAACATGTTCCCTCGTGAAGCCCCTGGATTCACCCTAATGGGATAAGGGGATGTGACCATATGTTTGGTTTCACCCTCTTTATCCTCGTATGTATCCTTTACTAGGGTTAAGATGGGAAGAAACATAGCCTTATCTTCCTTCTTCTCTCCTTTCCATTCTCCTCCGTCTTGGATACCTAGATCAATTAGTCCTGATAGGACAGCTAATCTCATACCCTTCTTGGGGATAGCGAAATCTCCTTTAGACTCGCCCTTAGCTACTGTTAAACCCATTATATTTTCTCCTTTTCATTACATAAAGTCATTAGGGCATTACTATAGCCATCCCAATTACTAACACCTGCTTCCAGCAGAGCGTGTAATACTTTCCTATCTTGTACATAGCAAAAGTACTCGTCTATTGTCATAGTTACAGAATTACCCATAGTTTCTTCCGGTACATTTTTTTGATTTAATTTCTGCATTGCTAATGCAGCACCTTTTAGTTCATTAACATCCATACCACTCATAGTACTTACTCCTGTTCCTTAAAGGAGGCTACAGCATCCTCATAGCCCTCCCAAGCCTCAACACCTGAATCCATAAGGTGTTGTAAACGCCCCGCAGTCTTTACCAGAGAATAATACTCAGACCTCTTAACTGTCATATATAAGTTATCATCATCTTTTGTAGTCTTTGACCATATCGTATTTCTTAATGTATTATCCATTATTTAACACCTGTCTTTGCAGACATAGTTCCGAGGATACCAGATATCCCTTTAAAATTTTCTAAAAATGACTCATTAATTTTAATCTGTTGGCTGTGCCATTTAGTTGATTCCTCCATAAATTCTATTACACTTGTCGCAAATTGAAACTGATCTATTCCCTTGCCACTTATAGCCTCTATGTGATCCATTATCGATTCCCCTTCTCTATAATTTCTAATACATCTGTTATCATGAGATTAACCCGTGATTGCTTATCATTTACATCCGTTGTCATGAGATTAATTCGGGCTTGCTCTGCATTAATCTCAACTTGTTCCTTATGCCTTCGTTCTGTTTCTTCCATAAAATCTGTGACTATTTCCTGCATAAACTCTAATGACATTTCATTAAGGCGTTCTAGTTCCTTATCGTTACTTGTATCTGACATTTTAATATCGCTCCCTTATGTGAGTTAACTTAAGATTGGGGGCGGAAATACTTACCACCGGAATCACTCCGCAACGTTATAAGAATGACACCTCTAAGGCTGATGGTATAGTATTTCGTTCCCATATCTAACCTCCCGTAGGAGGTAACGTTCAACATATATAAATAATAACGCTATAATTTATAGTTGTCAATGAGTTTCTGCCCAATTCTTACCTATATCCGCTGTACCTGCCATAGGTACTGTCAGTTTAAGATACTCCCCAGCCTTTACAATAGATTCCTCTAAGATTTTACTAACAGCTGTACTATCTTTATCTAAAACCTCAAACTGGAACTCATCATGCACATGGGCTACCATAGTTGCATCATAACCACCTGCCCTTATGGACTTATGCGCATATAAGGTAGCAACCTTCATCATGATAGCCTCTGCACTCTGTAGTAGGTACACTAGAAGCATATGAGCACTTCGTACATACACAGGCCTACCGTCTATACCAATGAGGTGACCTCGTTGCATCCACGCTCTTGTAATGCCTTTAATTAATCTCTCCACATTAGGGAGATTCTTGATAAACTTTGCTCGCATATTAGTAGCCTCTCTTTTCGTACAACCTATCTGGGAAGCTATCCTATTATCACTTGCCCCAAAGAGTAGAGCATATATGAATGTCTTGGCAGCACCTCTAGTCTGGCACCCTGATGCTACCATATTGAGGCTATGAATGTCTGTACCATCTTCCTTCTTGCCATTAATGACAGCTTCAGTATAAGCGGCGTCACCCATATAGTGGCAGAGCATTCTTAACTGACAACTAGCAGCGTCACAGCCTATCAGATTGTAACCTTCAGGAACAATGAATACCTCACGCATCTCATGCCCAAAGACTGCTCCCTTCCAGTTACCATCTTCATCGTACTCACCACCAGGTATATTCACTATAGTTTTATGCTTTAGCCTAGCAGTAGGAGTTAGCCCAGTTACATCTGCTGTTATTCTCCCATCAGCCCTAATCATCTTTAGCCAGCCTTCAAGCTGGGACTTTCGGTGTCTGTACTTAACCCTCTTAACTATATCAAACCCTACAGTAGATTCTACTCCTCTAAAGTTATCATCTCCTGATATCTTAGGGCTAGTTCTCTTGCCAGTGAGCTTACTTACATTCCACTCCTCTGGTTTCCAACCCACATCTAGTAGGTAGTTCTTTATTTGAGCCACTGATCCAAGATCAAAAGGAATAAAGTTAATGCGAGTAAATACCCCAACAACTTCAGGGGGATTGTGATTATAAGCAGCTTCGATCCACTCTGTAACTGCTTGACTATATTTTCCCGATTTGAGAAAAGGTTTTTTAACATATGGAAATACTCCTTTGCTTCGCTTTATTTGTGGGACGCATCTCTTAGGTAACTGAGGTGCAACCCTCTCATCTATATCTTCTATGTACGTATTAAGGGTACATATATGTTCCTCCATACGGGACTTATCTACTAAGAACCCTTTACGCTTCTGTTCTACGAGACACTTAGCGAATTCTTGCTCTATCTTCAGAGCATGAGACCAGTCCCAAGTATCCGTGTCACTCATGTTCAGGTAACGTACTTATCTGGTGAGAATGATAGGCTCTATACTCATTAAGTCTCTCCCAGTAAACAACGTGTGACTGTGTAACAGGGTTAACTCCGACCCACACACCTCCGAATCGATCCCCAATGTATACTTTATCTCCTGGCTCGAATACAACTATACCCTCTTTCTTCATCCTAATAACGCCCATAATAATTCATATTAAAACAATTCCTTCTTAAGTTCTTTTATCTTCATAATTACTAACCCATAAAGCTTCTTAAAATCAATTATAGGATTATGTTTCTTCTTTATTATATTCCATAACTCTTCATTAATCAAGTCATAGTATACCCTATTCAGCAATTGAGGCACATACTTACCCTTCCATCCTGAGTCATTACTGTTAACAATCTTAGCGTAGTTCTTATCAACTAAATCAGGAGTGATATACTTATCTGTTATATCCTGCTCTACCATCTTAGGACCGTTAATCTCCCCTGCACCCATGGCCTTAGTGTGCTCTTCCTTGAATGCCGTAGAGACAATCTTAGCGTACTCTAATCTACCATACTTATTCTTATAGTCATAGTTCTTTATTACGATACCCTCACCAAAACCTGCCCCATCTTTTATCAGGTAGGTATTCATCTCTAGTTCTCGTATCAGATTCTCATAAGATGGGTTACGGATAACCTTTTGAGGCAGTACATAATCAAGATCATGCTTGTCTAGGTACCTACAGTACTCTCCAAAGCTTAAGTATTTACCATAAGCAGTATTATACACATCAAATATGTAGAAGGTATCCCAAGCATCTGCTCTGTATGTCTTAAGGCTATGAGGAACTAACCACTCACCGTATAGGATATGAAGAGGGTAATCCATAAAGTACTGATTAATACTCACATTGTCCTTCATGGACTTATAAAACCCTCTATTATCACGGTCTAATGTGAGAACTCTATTCCTACTTGCGCACTGGATACCTGTAACGCCATCTTCAGGTAGCCATACGGACCCACTAGTGCCATCTAGCTTAGGGAATATGTGACAGCTACCTAACTCTATCCCTTCAACTTCATCATTTCCATATCTTTCTATATGGTTGTATTTTCTAAAGTCTTTCATGATTTCAATACCCGCGTTAACTTAGTATAATTTGAGGTATCCTCCAGTACTTTATGATAACACCAGCACTCCGCACCATCGTATTCTATTCGACATAATCTCCCCCCGTCCTTAAAATTAATGATTAAGTCTAATCGTATTTCGTGATCACCGTATCCCGAGTCATACTCAAAATATGCCATGTCGTAAAACTGTTCCCAGGTAATAAACTCCCTAGTCTCTATACTCCCTATAAACAATATGTCTTCAATGCTATGCCCACTTTCTATTACACTCTCTATAGTCTCGCGTAAAAAAGTATCTGTCATCCTGCTAACTCCTTAGTAATATGATTATATTTTCTCTACTAATTCTTTCATGACATAATCGTATGCCATATGGTTGATCTCTACATCCTCAGAGCATCTATGCAGCATGTCAGTTGAGAATGCATTCCAGTCTTCATGTTCCGGCTTCTCCCTACCAAATATCTCTCCAAAATTAGCTAACGCATGCCCCCCTTTCCTATCAGGACAAGCCATCTGTGACATTATATAGGTATCTAGTATAGCACCCTTGTACTCATACCCCAGTACCTTATCGAGTAGAGGGATATCATAATCAATTACGTTGTGTCCTATCCATGTGTCTACAGTTGACATATACTCGCACATATCCTTATATGTGTCAAGAGTAGATAGTACATCACCATTACATATCTTGGTTACGTGTCCTGTCTCTATGTCTTTACCTACAAGGCACCAGACTGTATCTACCTCTTGTAAGAAACCATTAGCTTCAATATCAATTACTGCTATCATCTTCTTCCCTCCACGTTACGATCATCTCACAAGTATCACATTCTAACACGTAAAACTTCCTATCTCCATGATAATATCTCTTATTACGAATCTCTTTATTACATTCTGGGCAAGAATAAAGGATAAACAACCCGTCTCCATTAAACCTGTATCTAGGATTAATCTGTAGGTTAATTATTATCATCTTCTTTATCCAAACGTAAATTATCAGACATTAAGGAAGCTAACTTATAAGCGTCCCCCACCTGATCTGATGTATCTTTGTAAGTATATAGACAATCTCTTATCTGGTCAAATATACCCTCAAAATAATCTAAGACCTCAAGGAGTAACCACCCATGTTCATCTGGATACGTACTCCTAATCCTAGTAAGTATTTCTTCTCTATCCATTATCAATACCCTCCTGATTTAGATGAGAATTCTACCATAACTTTAGGGAGGAGTCTACCAGTCTCAGGGTTGTACTCTAACGTATCAGCCTCCCCTACATTCCCCCACTCTCTATTCTTGAGTACTCGTATAGTCCGTATATTCTTATCCTCTCCTTGTTGATCCCCCTCAATTGCAATAATATTATGGCTAAGCTGTTCTATAGCTGCTGATCCTCTTAAGTGGTTCAAAGCAATCTTAGTACCATCATTAAAAGACCCCTGGGATGGTCTTCTGAGGTGTACTATCGCTATCACCGATACCCCAGTATCCTCACAAAAGGCTGCTAGCTTAGTCATTAGGATATCTAAGTCCTTACGCTCTCCCCCTGGCCCCGAGGATGTTTGACCAGACACAACCATAGAGATGTGGTCTAAGGCTATGATGCTACACTTACAACCATGAGCAAAGTAGGTCATCTGGTCCATTAAGGAATCGGATGCTAAAGACCCAAAGTGCTTAGTTATCTGATGCCTTCCACATGCTATCAATTCTTTGTAGGACTTAGCGAATGCTTCTTTAGGGATACACCCAGGGTCAACTCTTAATTTGGCTATAGGTACGTTATTATCTATGGCTATATAGGACTGGCTTGTCTTACGATATTGCTCTTCTAAGAATATATGACCAATACGTAAATCATAGTTCTTATTTATGTCGTACATGATCTCCCGAGCTAGGGTAGTCTTGCCCATCCCTGAGCCTGCACAGAAGACTGATAATTCTCCCCCTCCCTCACCGTATCTGAGACCTCCTAGCATCTTTGATAGCTTAGGGTAGGGTAGCTCTAACCCCTTCTTAAGGGGCGTTAATAGCTCTTCTAGGGTTATGTCGTCCATAGCCATGATTGTCTCGGGACAAGGATTCTTATTTGTCATGATGCAATCAAAGTATAAGTCTCGTCCTTTCCCCTTTATCAGCATATCGCAGGGGTCATTCTCTTCAAACTTGACAACTCTTAACTTACTCCTATCAACAACTTTACCAGCATCTTCGGCAGCCTTTCTCCCAGCTTTATCTTGATCAAATACTAAGACAACATCTTCAAACCCTTGTAGGAGATTCTTATTTAAGGCCATCTCTCGTGCTGCTCCTGCTGAACCAGAAGCCAAGGATACAACGGCTATTCTCTTAATCATTCCCTCCAGACAGTTGTCATGCATAACCTGGTATAAGGCAAGAGCATCTAACTCACCCTCGGTGATAAAGATTTTCTTACCCCTCTTAGGGCATACATTAGCACCAAAGAAAGAGGAACCCTTTACGTTACCAATCTTGGAGAAGATTTTCTTACCCGCGTATCGTACCTTAAACCCTTGTATCTCATTAGATTCAGGTAGAGTAGAAGGGAATAGCCAGGCTATAGGTGTTCTTCCATCCTTCTCAGATACCTGAGTCTTAACTCCGAAGTGTTTAGCAGTATTGAGGTTTATCTTTCTATCCCCTATACCTGAGAATTTACTGTTATGGGTAGCTTCCGTTACAGCTAGCTTACATTCTTCAGCAGATAACTCAAGTTTGAACTTCTTCTCTGGCTCTGTATGAGTACCCGAAGGTTCATGGTATCTACACCTGTTACAGTATGCCCCACCATTATCAAAATGGATAAGGTGATTACCTGTCTTATCCCCTCCGTTAGAGGAGCAAGATGGGCATTTAGAATCACCTATTATCTTTGTGTAGTATTTCTCTTCATGTGACACGCGGGCTATTCCTCTCCATCTTCCATAAATAACTCTATCTTGAAAGGGTCTTCTTCGCTACGTGGTAGACCTAATTCGTATATAGAGTATAGGGTGTAAGCTAACCATTGCTCCTTATCTATCTTTATAACAGCAGAGGTATGTATGTAAGCGTCCTCTTTAAATCTACCCTTAGTATCACCGCTTACCTCTCCTTCAATCCAGTACGCCTTATCGGAATACCCTATTAGGAACCAATTGTTTAAAGTTCCAGTTATTTCCATTTGTTGATCATCTAACATAATTTAATCCTCATTAGTTAACTACCTCTTCAAGTGTCCTGGGGACACCATAGGACATCTCAACGCATGCATTGTAGTACCTATCATCATCTAAACTGTGTTGATGTACATGGCCGTGTATATTCCCTTGTCTCTTCCGTAATTCTTGTGGGTGCATAGGACAATGAGATATCCAGAATCCTTTATAGCTGCTTAATCCTATAATCTTTTTGAAATACTTCTGGTATACCCCTATATCAAATTTATCATGATTACCTAAGCATAAGTACTTGGTCCCTAGCATATCATTGAACATATACATCTTGCGTATATCCATACATATATCCCCTAATACCCATACAGTATCTCTCTTTTTTACTACTGAGTTCCATTGGTCAACTAACCATCTATCATGCTCCTCCAGGTTAGTGCCTCCTCTGTACTTCCCTGCGAAGTTAAGGATATTCTTATGCCCTATATGGAGATCAGAGATAAAGTATACTTTACTCATTATTAAAATCCAGTTCTTTGAATGTAATATCCTCTTGTAGACAGTCACATTTAGCTACATACCCGTCTACTTCGTCATACTCCACCTCGAAGAACCCGTCACAGAGTTCACAGTACTCTAGTAGTCCAGTATCTTCATACTTGTTCGTATTCATTATAATCTCCGTTAGTACAATATTTAGTTATTAGACATCAAAAAACAGTTAAAGTTCAACATATATCATCATAGTACTTACTTAAAGCACCATGTAGATAACAGCTCCTGATAGTACTTAAACCCCTCAGAGTCTATATCCATAAGCTCTGGGTGAAACTGTACACATAAGCTCTCAGTTTTAGGATAGTACAAAGCTTCAGGTTCTGAAAACCTTCCCCCTCTACATATATCCAAAAACTCTGTGCTCAGTCCTTTTACATAAGCTAACAAAATGAAATCCCTCTTGTTTAGAGTCCAAGGATACATTAGCTGATGGTGTGTAGAATTAACTTGTACCCTACCAAAAGCACTCTCGGAGGCCATGTACCCTTCCTCCAGTCTATCCCTATCAATCGTTATAATCTCATGTGTCTCATCTAAAGGTAACAAATGATTATCTGCCTGCTGTGCTAACTGACCCCCAGACATAACAGTTAGAAATTGACCTCCTCTACAGATACCAGCCATAGGTATATGGTGACTTACACAATATTCAAATACTGCTATCTCTGCTGTATCTCGTGCTGGGTTACATTGAGTAGTGGGTAGTACCTCCTCGCCATATATGGTTGGGTCTACGTCCTCCCCTCCTGTAAATACAACTAAGTCTGCATGGAGTAGACAAGAGTAGTTAGTAATACTCTCTGCATCAAATATGAGGGTTACATCTCCCCATACTTCAAATGGTTTTAAGTATGGGGTACCTCCGAATACTGTAATACTTTTATCTTTCATATTTATCTCTCCATATTAGTTAGCTGATTACTGATACAATAGGTGTAATACAGGGCTATATTCAGGGTTAACGGGTATAATAGCCACTCTTAACCCTAAGAACGATTACCATAAGCCTATGTATGGCTACTACCCCTACCACCCAATACCCTATGGTTAGGACTGTTCCAGTCCCTACTATGCAATACCATAATACTAGTATAGCTATTGCAATCATAAGTTTATTTATCTTTAGCATAGTTACGTTACTCTCCTTTATAACATATCGTTTCTTTTAAGAGCATGTCTTGCGTGCTCTCTATCAGTTTTAAGTCTTTCTTCTGGTATTACTATAACATATTCACAAGCATACATTAGCCCGTCTTCCCATGACTCCTTAAACCAACACTCCCCCGGTGGCCCTCTATATAATAGCGCTAAAAGTGGCTTAACTGTTTTACAGTCTTGTAGAAATTCGTCAACATCAGACTCACCGGTGAATTTCCAAGCATCTACTAATGCCTCCTTTATTCTATGGGTTTCTCTATAGGAGGCGCTTTCTGAATACAATGGCTCTCTGAATGCCGCAGGTTCAGTGTAGAAATTCACCGCTACTATTTTAAAGTCAGATAGTACTTTATGTTTATGCATTGAACCCATCATCATAGTAGTTACTCCCGTTAGTGTGTAGTAGTACCAGAGGGGATATCTAAATCCACCTCCTCAGAAATCACAGTGTACCCCCTTTGGGCCAGCTTAATAGCCATTTCCTTAGCTTGTTCCTTGTTATCTGAAGAGATAGTATACTCCTGCCTATCCTCAAATATAGATTGGGGAGTCCTCTTTACTGCTGTCAGTTTAATAACCATCCTATTTAATCCTCATTTAAGCCTATTCTAGCGTGTTTACGGTGTTACCCCTAGCCTTGGCATAGGTTAGAGATAGTGGGGGTAAAACAGCCCTCTATGGGCGTTATTTATTCCTAGTAAATTCCAGTATCTCTATCATTACTTTACGTGGCCTACTACAATTGTAACTGTTGTCTGCTATGTAGCCCTTAACTACCACACCCTCCAAGTGCATTATCTCTAGACGGGCATCCTGCTTAGCTTGCTCAAAGGATACCTCTTGCCAGTCTAGGCCGGTGTAAATCCCAAGCTTACTCATGTTAGCCATGTAGTATACCTCGGCCTTCTCACACCATTTTAAGAAGGTTATTAGAGGAAACGGGCTACAGGTATCCGAGTACTCATCATCATAGATACTAACGAGGGCAGCATACAGAAGTGCCTTAGCTATACATTCTCGACGTGTAATCGATTCCTGTACACGAGTGATATCCTCAAGATACTCTCCAAAGTACTGCACAAAGTCTTTCTTATCCGTAGTCATAGTTACGTTACTCCCCATATATTTCAATTAGTCTAGCTACACTTAACCCAACTATCATAAGGGATATACACGCCCCGACAATAACGGCGATAATAATGGCGGGTGTGTATCCCTGCATACAGAAGTAGCCATCTATCAGAATGAAAGTAATAATAATTGTTAGGCTTAGTATAGTATCCTTTACGTTATTGCTAATTGTCATGAGTTATTACTCCTGGCAATCCATACTTTTTAAAAGTTTCATCTGTACTCTCCATTTCTTCCCGTAATCTTTTCTGCCTTAATTTACTTGCTAACATAATACTCTTCCTCTTGAGTCGATTAGATTTAATTACTTCGATTGTGATTAGTATCAATAGCGGTAAATATATAACTGCCCACGCAATGTACAGAGTTTCTTGGGTAAGCTCTATCATAGTTACTTTCCTCATAGTAGTTAATAGTTTAGGAATACATGCTTTCCAATAGTAAATATCTCCCCGCCAAGTTC